ATTATAATGCGGCATATTTTGACAGTGGCAATAATTCAGATTTTATCTATGGTGTTAATAATGATGGTGTCGGTGTTTGGTCAGAACAACATATTCAAGGATATAAGGATTATAAAGAAAAAGGTCGAGACTATCAATGGTATAGGTTAGATCCGAATACTACATTTTGTTTAACAACTTGTGCAGATGATGAGTTTTATGCCCCTCTCCCGTACTTTTTGCCGTTATTTGAATTGATACTTGATGATATTGATTTACAGGAATTGATAAATAACCGTACTGCGTTGGAGAATTATGTACTACTTGTAAGTAAAATTCCTTTAATGGATAATTCAGATAATGTAGATGACTTTGGTTTAAGTTTGGAACTCGTACAACAAATTCAAGAATTGATAGATGCCGTAGTTCCGGAATTGATAGGCACTGCCTATTCTCCTATGGAGATTCAAAAAATTGAATTTCCTCGTTCTAATACTACAAGTTCAAATGATGAATTAGCACAATCAGTGTCAAATATCTTTGCAAACGCCGGAGCTTCTCAGCTTGTAATCAGTGGTGGTTCTAGTACAAATTCTGTTGGTTTGAAACATGCATTACAAAACGATACAAGTACCTGTTGGATTTTTGTTAATAAGATAGAATCTTGGTATAATCATTATTTAAAAAATGTAATATCAGATGGTTATACATTTATGATACATAAAATCACTTGGTACAATCAAGAAGAATATCAAAATATGATGAAAGACGCTGCTACTCTTGGCGGTTCTGCTCTTGATTATCTTACAAGTCTTATGGGAAATCCTTATGATGTCTATTGTAAATTACAATTTGAAAATGCGATTGGCATTAAAAATTTAATGATTCCTCTCCAATCCTCTTATACTCAATCAAATAAAGATGCTGGTGGTCAAACGAAAAATGAAGATGACCTTACAGAAAGTGGAATTAGTAGTCGTGATGGCGATAAAAATGCTGGTACTGCTGCAAATGGGTAAGCGAGGTGTTATAAATGGATAATAAAAAACAAAATTTTTTAAAAACAAAAGATATATCTACTGCCACTGCTCTATCTAAATTAGGTTTTCAGCAAGTGGATAATTCAAATGGTTGGGTAACATTTATCAATAATAACAAATTACATTTTTCTAATGATATAGACCAATCAAAAATCAAATATAGCAATATATTATGTATTTAACTCCTTCCACTAGGAGTTTTATTTATATACAAAACTAAAGGAAGGAGGAAAGAAATGCCGAGACGAAAGCAAAAAAAGTTATTGACAATAAATGACTTATATAATTTTTATAGCTCTAAAAAGAACTCATTGACATTTAGTGAAGAAAAATCAGGATACACTATTGCTGTGCAAACTGATGCAAAATTTGAATTGTCTGATGGTTTATCTGAAGGTTTATTATATGGAAAAATTCGTGCGTTCCACGATTTGACCAATAATAACAAAAGTCATATTGAAACAGATATATTAGAAGAAAAAATGATGTCTCTCAAAGACAGACCTATTATGGCTGATATTATTGAGACAGACCAAGTTGACGAAGACGGAAATCCTATTAAAGATTTTTCTGGTCATACAATGGAATATAATGAAGAACTTGATAAGTTTGTTTACAAGGAATTACCAGTTGGTCATTTTGTAAATCCTGAAAATATACACACAGAATATGATGAAGAATATGAAAGAAATTTCGTTGTTTCTGATATTGTAATCTATGAAGAATATACTAATACCTGCGAAATATTGCGTAGGAGACAAACTGTTGACTGTTCGGTAGAATTGTGTATTAGAAAAATGCACTGGAATGCGACAGAGCATGTCTTATATCTTGATGACTTTTACGTGCAAGGTTGCACTTTATTAGGGGCTAATTATGCACCTGGCATGGCTGGAAGTCGTCTAACACTTAAAGATTTTTCTCAAGAAAACAATTCATTATTTTCTGATTTTTCAAAAATAGAACAATCTAAATTAATTGAAACATTAGATAAGTTAAACGAAACTTTGACTACTATATCTAATTTCAATATAAATTCACAAAGTCAATTAGATAATGAACAAGAGAAAGGAGGAAACGACAAAGTAATGTTTAAATCTCTATTAGAAAAATATAACAAAACAGTTGAAGATATCACATTTGATTATGAAAGTATGTCTGACGAAGAACTTCAAGTAAAATTTGCGGAGTTATTCGAAGATAATACGGACGATGCGAAAGATGATCCGGAAGATGATACTGTAACAGATGAAGGTTCTAGTGATGCAGACAACGACACAGATGATGATTCTGAAACTGATGACGAAACAAACGATGATACTATCGTAAAAGAAGATAATAGCTGTAATGATGATAAAGACAAAGAAGATCATTCATTAAATGATACTACTACTTTTACAAAAACATTTTCTGTTTCACATGAAGATTTAAGAGGTATTCTTTATACCTTACTTGCTCCATTAGAAGAAACATTAAATGACTGCTATTGGATTGTATCAACATATGATAATTATTTCATCTATCAATCTTATCTTGGAAATTATTTCAAGCAGAAATTTACTGTTGACAATGATAACGTAGCATTTGATGGAGAACGTGAAGAAGTTTTTGCAGAATTTGTCAATGCTTCTGAAAAAGAAGAACTTGATTCTATGCGTTCTAACTACTCTACTATTTCAGAGAAATTAGCAAAGTATGAGGAAGCAGAGGAATTAGATGATAAGATGACTGTATTCTCTGATGATGCATATGCAGAATATCTTGAAACAGAAGAATTTAAGTCTCTTATGACAAAAGAAACATTAAAACAGTTTACTAAAGATGAATTGGTTGAAAAGGCTGACGCAGCTCTTGGTAAGTTAAACAGAACAACTAAGACATTTGCAAAAACTGATGATACTAAAACAGAAAAACCAAAGGCTCAGTCATTCTTTGCTTTTAGTAGAAATGAACAGACAACTTCATTTTTAGATGGATTGTTAAAGAAATAATTTTAAAAAATATTATTTAGCTTTTGATCATTCTTAACTGAATGGTCTTTTTTATTACAAAAATTTAAGGAGGAAAAATAATGGTTTATACAAATCTAAAGGGCAAAACCCTGAATTTACATGGACTCTTTGAGTCCTCAAAACTTTTAAGTACAGACGTTGGCGACATTTACGATGCCATTGTTCGTGATGCAGATGATAAAGAAATCGCCGTAGATAATGGTGTGGCGATTTCTGTTGGAGATTATACAGGTAATGGTCTTCAGGAAAGATATGCAACTATCGCTGGTGTAGGTGACAAGATTGCTGTTACTGGTGCTCCTGCTGATGTTAAGACAGCACTTACCACAGAGCAGAAACAGGCATATAACTACACAAATGCCGCTGGTTCTCCTGTAAAGGCTTATCAGATTCAGGACGTAGATGTTCATAAAGATATCTTTGCAATCGCTTCTTATCAGTTTACAGATGATTCTACTGATGCTGTAAAAGTTGGTGCTTATGTAGTTGTCGATGGCAATGGTGCATGGGTAGCACAGGCTGAAAAGCCAGAAGCTTCTACTTATGGATTTATCGGTAAGATTCATAGTTTTGCTGTTGGAACTTATTACACACTTGTTCGTATCGAAGTAGTACAGAATAAGCAGATTGCGTAAAGGAAGGAGGAATAAATAAATGAGAGATATTACATGTTTTGCTGCAAATACTGTAGCACAGTTTGATAACAAATATGAAAATATGCTTGAGTTTAACTCACTTATGTTAGATGCAAGCAATAGAGTATATGAAAAGTATTCTAAAGAAGATACTCAGACTATTCTTAGAAATCAGTTTGATAAAGTATTAGGTATTAATTTTAAGACTGCAACTAAGATGCAGCGTAGACAGGCTTGGAGAGATCATAATAAGGAAATTGCAACTCTTATTGAGGATGTAATCGTAGATAAAATGAACTCTGGCTGGTCTAGTGCAAATGCAAGATTTATGGAGTATGTTGAGGAAATCAACATCAACGATGGCGATGCAAATGAGTTTTTCGTTGATGATAATTCTCTTCTTACTGTATCCAGATTCGCTGGAAATCATCATGATATTGACTCTTACAGTATCCGTATAGCGTAAGCTGTATGAAAAAATATGTATCTAACTGCTGGAAAATCCCAAAGCTATTTAAACTACAACATAATACCTTAAAGGGTATAGGTGTGAAAGTTACGAAAGTAGAAAAAATTAAATAGATGACGCATGGTTAAATCCTAAACGTTTTTTACAACGGATAATCAGCCTCTAAGACCGAAAGGTAAAGATCAACGACTAGTAAGACCTATTTTATAGGCATAGGATTATACGCTATTGATAATTCGAAATGGTACACATCCTCATGGGATGAAGATATAGTCTGCTCTACTTATGAAAGTAAGTGAGGTTTAATCTGGACAATTAAACCTGACAGGGTGTAGCGACCCTATAAAATTATTCTATATATTCTTGAATAATATAAGTTAAACATTAAAGTGTAAGACAGTCCGTAAAACCAGGTAAGTCATTCTCTATCGAGACTTCTTGGTATACTATTAAAGTATATACAGACTTTACTCTGTTCCAGACAGGTAAGGTTGATTTTGCAGGATTAGTTGACAAGATGTACACTGCTATTGAGCAGTACAGATATGGTGCACTCTTTACAGCTTGGATGTCTATGGATGAATCTCTC